TTTTATCAATCTGAGTAGAGTACGGTGTAAGAGTTGATGTTCCGCTTTCAATATTTGACGAATCGTATTTAGTCGCCAAGGCGGTTTTATCTGCTTTCACAAGCAGAGCATTGTAAACCGTACCGCTTGTGAGGTAACACGGGCTGTTATTTTTTGGTTCGCTGTCGAACGGCATTGAATTGAGCTTTTGGGCAAGTTTTTGGTCTGTTCTTTCCTTCGTATATGCGTCCGTAATTCCGTACCCTGCAAGCGTTGTCGATTTATTGGCTTTACTTGCAAGATTTGCGTCGGTCGTATCAAACCTTGCTCCAAGCGAATTTTGACCGCCTCTTGCCGTGGCTATTTCGGTTTCAAGTGCAATTGCCCCGTCTGTTGCCCGTTCAATCCCCTCGTCCATATGGTTGAGGTTATCGGCATTGAGGGGCGGAGCAGAGCCGTTCACAAAGACAATTTTATTGTATTTGTTCATTTTCTTTTACTTCCTTTCCTAATCGTTTTTCGCCCTTTGATGTGAGGGCAGTTATAAATCCGTTCATTTTCTTATTGAACACAAATGTTTCGATTGTCGGCAAATCTTCAAACGGAGTTTTAATTGTGTACTTATCGCCTGCCTCAAGCCACCAATACGAAAACAGCTTAATTTTTGTCGGGCGGTATTTATATACATCACCAAAAAAATTAACAGAATTATATTTTATGCCGATATCACTTGCTGTTGTTCTGCACCTCATCAAAATGTTATCGGAAACATACCACGAAAAATCGTTACTGTTGCCATACAAAAACGCTTTTTTATCAGCAAACTTAGCACTGTACATACGGATAGGCTCAAGTTCGTAATCTTCAAAGGATAAATCTTTGTACGAATCGATTGTTTCAACGGAAGATTGAGAATACAGCCTTTTAAAACGCATTTTTCCGTCGGCATCTATAACGGCAAAGCTCAAAGTTAATTCTGCATAAGCTTGGATTAAATCTGACAAGGTAATGTCCTTTATAACCTTTTCCACGCAGGTATCATCAAATTTCAGCGGTACACTAAAGACAGATAAGCTCGGCGGTGAAACCCCTGTAATTGCATAATCTTTGGCAAATTCTGCGATTATTGAATAAAAGCTCTTAAAATTATCGTCTTTTTGATAGTGCGCATAACCATAAGCAAAGCTGCCGTCCTCGTTCTCTTTGCCTGCAAACCACAAAGACATATCCACCTTTGACATATCATAAAAAGCGTCATAGGCTGTGATTTTGACGATGTTACGCTGTTTTTTATCTCTTTGAGCCGACTGAATTTTACCGTAGAAAACAGGACATTCAACCGTTCCTGTTTCGGCAGGACAAATAAGAGTATTTGACGGGTACAAATCATCTGACGGATACAGCTCCGGTTCAAGATATGTTGCCGTTATGATGACCTGTACCGTCTTTCCTATCAAAGCCGAGCAATCATAATCAATGAGTTTCACGCTCATTTCAGAGGCTATGCAACCGCCGAATTTCAATTCTTTTTCAACGATTTCATTTTCAAGCGAAAAGCTGTCAAGCACGATACTTTCACCTGTTATATCCTCAAAACTGCCGTCGGGGGAATGCAGGGCAACGGTGTTGTAAAGTGTGTTTGTTTTCAGCTTATCAGCAATTTCTTTAGATACAAGCATTTTTAAGAATCACCCCTTAATACTCAATCAGCTCAACCGTAATCGGCTGATAGGTTATATCACTTTTTTCGGCATTCATTACGGTATATTCAATATCAGGAATATAAAAATAAGAGGTGTAATAGCTGTTCGTTTCATCGTTCCAATAAGTTACCCTGCACTTTCTCTGTAACTTATTCGCCATTGAGAGGTTGATAATCGACTGAAAATCAATCTTTTCGTCAAGATGAAGAATGTGAGTTGAAAACGAAATTTTTGTTTTGTAATTTGGCAGCGTTGCCCTTTGAAGCGTACCGTTCTGATCTCGTTCCGCAGAAGTTTCAAGTCGCTGATTCGGAGTTGATGAAAATGCGGTAATGTACTTATTCGGCATTATGTTGTTGCCGAATTTAAGCAAATAGCCGTTATAATTTGACATATCATTCCCCCCTTTATGCAAATGCGGATTTACCGTTGTGTCTGCGTCTGTAAAGCTCATCCTGCCTTATCATTTCTTCAAAAAGCGTTGAACCCTCAAGCTCGGCAGTAAACGAATAAGTGTTGCCGCCGTTATTGCGAAAGATAATGAACATTTCATAAATGCGTTTAAGCAGGTCAAGAATTTGTGTGAGAATCACTGTATCCTGACCGCCCGAATTGTCGAGCATACCCTGTAACTTGTTAAGAGGGGAAATAACCTCAGGGTTACCGCTGTTAGCGCCTGCGTTATCGCCGACAACCGCAAGTGTCGGAGCCTTAACAATACCGCCTTTTGCAAATTTTCGTGTCGGTGATTCCGTGGGTTCTTCAAATCTCGGAATAAGAGGCGGATTTTCAGGCATTGAAAAGCTCCAATCCTGTCCAAAAGCCGCTCCGATAATACCGGCTATTCCGCCGATTGAATTAACAACACCCGAAACGAAATTATAAATACCTGTCCACAACGCATTTATGCCGTCAATGATTGCGTTTATAATGAACTTAAACACGGCGCAAATGCCGTCCCAAATGCCTTTGAAGAAGTCGTAGATACCCTGCCATGCTTTTTTCCAATCGCCTGAGAAAACACCTGTAATGAAGTCAATAAGACCGCCGAATGTTTTCTGTATAGAGGTAATCAACCCACCGATAAATGTAAACACATTATCAAACACCCTTTTTACGGCATTGAAAACATTCTGAAATATAGGTCCCCAAAAACTGACAAGCCAGTTTACAAACGGTGACAGGAAGTTATTCCACACGGTTGAAACACAGTCTGCAACCTTGCCGAAGAAGTTTATTGCGCCTTCAAAAACAGGCTTCAGCCAGTTTTCCCAAGCTGATTTTACGATTGCTACGATAAAATCCCACGCAGGCTTAATCCATTGATTGTAAACATTCATCAGGGTTGTGCCGATGTTGGTAAACATATTGCAGATATTCTGAAAAATCTGCTGTCCGTTGCCGTTCCACCAATTACTGATAATTGTTCCGATATCTCCGAAAATCTGACCGATAAAGTCAAACACATCTGCAAACTGCAATTGTAAATTTTCGAGAAATTCAGTGATTGTTGCACCGTCATTTTCAGTCCATTCAACAAGGCTTTCGGTTGCGATTGAAAACGCACCCGAAACAACTTCGCCGACTGAACCCGCAAAGGTTGTAAGACCGCTTAAAAGATTGGAAATTGATTCTTCCATTTGAGGGCGAACATTGTCAATTGCATTGCCTGCAAGTGTACCGAAATTATCAAAAAAGATTGAAAGATTGTTATAGCCGTTTGTAAGATTGTTGCCTATGGTGTCTATAAAGCCGATAATCTTTTCCCTGTCTTTTGAAATCCACTTAGCAACACCGCCTGAAATGGTCTGAAACGACTTTCCGCCGATTGTCGCAACCGCTCCGAATGCAGAGCCGATTGCCCCGAGTTTTGCAGAACCGACCTTTTGCATTGTGCCGAATGCCTTTTGAACTATGGGAACAGCATTATCAAAAACGGTCTTGCAGTTCTTGCCTATAGCTGACCAGTCAACCTTGTTAATACCTTTCTGTACATTCTCGACAAAGCCTTTGAATCCGCTTTTTTCGTATAGATTTTTGAATGCCTCCGAAAGGTTTTTGCTTGTGTCCTTGACAACATTCTTTGCAACAGCTCCGCCCGATGAACCGCCCGATGAGCTTTTTGATGAAGATGTATCTGACTTTGAAGAACTATCGGTACTTGAAAGCACATTCAGCTTATCAAAGCCCGCAACACTTCTCTTTGCTTTTTCGGAACTTTTCTGAACATTATCAAGTGACTTTGAACTGTCATCTGCCGTATCCGTAAGGCTTTTGGCAGAATCGGACGCAGATTTGATATTGCTTGCGGTGTTATTGCCTGTATCCCAGCCGAATACCTTTGAAAGCGATTCAACCGCACCTTTGGCATATTCCGTTAAAGTCGCAAGTGCGGAACTCAACCGCTTTACAACCTGAGTTGCCACCTGTAAAATAGGCTGACCGACTACGGCAAGGAGCTGTTTCCAACTTTCTCTGAGGTTGCCTGTTACATTCTCCCAACCGTCTGCTTCACGGCTTGCCTGCCCCATAGCACCCGAAAGTTGATTAGCGTCCTTGACTATTTGCAAAAGCGTGAGCTGTTTCTGCGATTCCGACAAATCCGTAAATGACTTGCCATACAGCTTATTAGCCGCCGCATTTCGTGTGGTTTCAGTACAGGACAAACCGAGTGCGGCATCATTTTCAAAGTTGCCTTTCAAGAACGATTTCAGGCTTTCTGCGGTGTCTTCAAGCGAACGGTCGTAATATGCGGCACTGTCGGCTGTTACCTGTAAAGCCTCCTGCATCATACCCAAAGCACTTGAACTGTCCATACCCGTAGTTTTTGCAAAGGCATAAATGCTTGTGCCGACACCCTGTAATCGGGTTTCAAGAATACCGCTTTGATCGGCAACGCTCTGAATGGCTGATTCTGCCTGCGACTGCATTGTGCCGAATGTCTGCTCAAACTGCGAATTTGCCGCATTGACTTCCGCAGCCGATTCAATGCACTGCTGACCGAACTCCTTAATTTTGGCGACGGAAAAGGCGGCAACCACAGCTGTACCGATTTTCTTAAACGAAGATGAAACCGAATTGCTTAACTGCTCACCGCTGCCTTTGATGTTTGAAAACTCTTTCTCGGTTTTCTGAGAAACGCCCTCTGAAACCTTTGAAAAGGACTGTTTCATATCCGTGCTTACATTTTCAAAATCTTTTGAAAGACTTGAAAATGCCAAATCAAACTTTTTTGTAATTGAATCGGAAATCTTATGCAATGTTTTGGAAATATCATCACCCGTAAGCCTGACATCAAGCTCAATTTCACCCGCCTTTGTCGCCATATTCACCACTTCCTTTCATTTTAGATTCTTTAAAAACAGGCATAAAAACAGCGCACACCGTTATGATGTACGCTAATAAAATTTTGCAAAAGAACAGCCACCCCGTTTGGAGTGGCTTTTTGTTTTAGTTGTTGAGTTCGTAGTATTTGATGTCGATTTTCGGAAGTGACACATTGTTGCCCATTACGGTTTCATATGTATAGTCGCCGTCACAAGTTCCCCAGAATGTGATTACATCATCTTCAAGGAGTTTGTCCGCACCGTCAGGAATTTCTACAGTTGCGTAGATTGTATCAGTCCACAATGGTTCATCAAGATACTCATTTTCTTCTTTGGTTATATTGATTCTCAGGTCAACCGAACCGCCCCAGCCTTCCTGAACCTGAATAATCTGACCTTCAAACTTGTAGTCATTACCTTTGTACTTGTCAGGGTTTCTTGAAAGAGTTTTAAAGTCGATTGTTTTGCAACCGTCTTTAAATTCTTTTTCAACCTTCTTCGGGTCTTTAGTAGGCTTTTCTGTTGCAACTTCTTTTGTGGTCGGTGCTTCTGTCGCTTTTTCAGTTGCTTTTTCTGAACTCTGATTTGCAACAGTAGTTTCCTGCTTTGATTTGTTTGAGCTGCTGTTACCGTTAATTGCACCGTTTACACCGCCAACAATCATAATAGCAACAACGATAATAACCCAAAAATACCAACGCTTGTAAATTTTCTTCTTTGCATTTGCGGGATTTACGGTTGCCGAGGTTGAATCGTTTCCGCCAAATCCTGCACCGCACTTGTCGCAAAATTTTGCATCGTCCTTTAATTCGTTTCCGCAATGTGGACATTTCATAAACATACACTCTCCTTAATAAATTTGTTAGTGTATGTTACATTTTATCACTGTATATTAACATTGTCAAGAATTTTGTAGATACAGCGAAAATTATGTACAAATTTACAGATTAGCAAAAAAGTTTTGAAATTCTGCAAGAACGGTGTTCATATCTTCGTCTGAATAGTGCTTTATATTCCTTGACCGCCACTTGTTGCGGATTTTATGCTGTGACGAAGTAAAGTTTTTCAAGACCTCTTTGTCGGTTTCAAGGCGAATTTGAACCGTTCTTGCAAGCGGTGTTTCGGGTCCTAAGCCTTGCAGAAGTGAGCAGAACTCATTCCAACTCATTTTAGCAAAATCCTTTGAATAAATGCTGACCCCGTACTCCGAGCGAAAGCTCGACACGATTAAATCAAAGTCATCAATCAGGTCGTAGCCGGGGTCTGAGCTTCCCCCTCGTCAGTCAAATCGCCTGTTGCAATTTTGGCAGATTCGCTGATAAGGGCGTTGAAATCGTGCATATTCAGTTTTAACTTTTCAATCTTTTCTCTCTCGGATTCATCAAAAAGAAGATGATACATTTCGATAACATCTTTACTTTTACCGTTGCCGTCCTCAAAAAGTGCCGCAACTTTGAGCATTGAAACTGCGTCATTGTTGATTGCAAGGTCAACATTTTTAACTCTGACACTCGGCTTTTCCTCAAAATTAAGCTTGTCTGTAATATCAATTAACTTTGACATAATCGTTCATTCCTTTCGTTTTTTTAAGCGGCTGCTGTATATACGGGTTTGCCGTTTGACATAACTTCAAATTCAAGCGGAGCAACACCCGTACTTGCGCCTGCACCGTTTGATGTAACGGATACAACTGCATTTTTAAAGAGGACGGTTGCACCGTTGGGGAAGGTCCACATAAACGGAACTTCTGCCTTTCTGCCGTTTTCAAATGCAAGGGCGGCAATCTGGTCATTGCCTGCGTCACCGATTGTACGCTTGCCCTTTACCGAAATTGTGATTGACTTTGCTGTCATAAGCCTTGACTTCCAGCCCTCGTTTTCAAAGGCTGTCCATTCCTCGACACCGTTGTCAAATGCAACAGAAAATTCTTCACAGTTAGCAATATTTGTCGTGGCGGATTCTGTTCCTGCCTTGCCAACCGCAAACTGATTTTCATAGCACGGGAATACTCCCGATTCAACTTTTGCCATAAAATTACTTCCTTTCGTAATAAAATTTAACTTCAATGACCTGCTCATACACACCCTTGTCGTCTGTTCCCACATCAACGGGTTCTTCCGTGAGCAGTTCGATTATATAGATTTTGTGTTCCTTAATTTCAACATTTTTAATGCCGTAAAGCGTTTCGTAAAGTCTGCGTGCAAACTCCTCGGTTTCTCTTGCGTTGTCGGTGTAATGGATAAGCAAAGACACGCTTATTGTATCGTAGGTGCTTTCACCGCCGATTGCCCTTGTGGGTGTTCCCGACTGCTTTAATGAATACACACCGATGGACCTGTCCTGCTTGTTGTCAAGCTTGCCGATGTAATAATGCTCGGCTGAGGTAACGCTTTTGAGCCAATCTCTGATGTCCGATAAGTAAATCAAAGTCCTGTATTTCTCCTATATATTTTAGTGAATGTTTGACTGCAAAAATTCTGCCGTGTACCGCCCTCAAGCCACGGTGAGAACCATTTACCGCCGGCGGCAATGTTTTCCTTACGGCTGAAATTATACTCGGGATGAAAATACAACCGTCTTGCATACGGAGTATCTGACACAATTTTAACTATCCCCTTTGCACTTTGTGAATAATCAACAACGGTACTATCGTCTTGAAGTATGCTTGTATCAAACGGCATTACCTGCTTGTTTTTCACCCGTGTAAGAAGTGCGTCACCTGTCTGTTCAAGAGCCTGTTGCTTTGCCCTATCAAGCTGTTTTACAACAGGCATATTGAGTTTGATTTTTGATGATACCGAAAATCCCATTAAATCACATCCAATTCCGTAAAATTAACTTTGCCGTCGGGGTTGCGGTGTTTTGTACCCTGTACGATGTTTCGTTTTACGCCGTCAAGGATTACAAAGCCACCGCTTAAAGTGGGGCTGTCGGGAGCAATGTCGCCGTCAAAAAGCAAGACAGCCGACACCTGAACAATTTTCTGCTCTTTGGTATAGACCGTCTTTGCCTTTGACTGCATATTACACAAGGCAGAGCCACCGTGCAGGGTTGCTGACGGGTACAAGCTGTCGGAGGGATACAGATTTTTGCATTCAAACACGGTCAGGGGTGCTCCGTCTTCGGTAACACCCTCACCGTAGATTGTGACCTCGACAGGAGTTTTGCAGAACTGCTTTTTTACAAGTGACGGAAATTTCACGGTTTTCACGCACCTTTCAGATTGCAGGATAACAAAGTCCTGTTGATTTTAGCAACGCATAGAGGTCGGCAGGAATTGCCACTCCGCTGATACACATTAAGTTCCAGCTTACGCCAAATTCCATTGATGTGCCGTTGATTGAATAGCTTTTCAGGTAGGAAGAAATCATATCGGCATTTTCTTCTTCAAAAGCAGTAAGTCTGCTATGCACTCTGCCGATGATTCTCTTCTGCATTTCCGAAAGTTTTTCAAAATCAATGCGGTTAAAAGTCAGAACATCAATGTGTTCGGCAGAGATAATGCTGTTTTCATCTCCGCCCTGATGTTCAATGTAATCGGCATACATTACGCAACCGCCGTTGTGTCAACATCGGCATAAATGCTGTCAATTTTGCCGTCCTTGCCGTTCGGGAATACGAATGTGTCGGAAAGTGAACGGTTCTGATAGAGCCAGCCGTCACCCTCTGTGTGTGAGCCGGGAGCAAAGAAGTAAATGCTTGAAATCTTCGGAACAGTCTTGCAGGTTTCACCGCAAGCAACAAGAACATTGATTTTGTGAGCACCTGTTGCAGGCTCAAAACCGCCGTCATCGGGGTTAAAGTTGAAGTTATCGTAGAAACGCTCATCGTCAATAACCTCGATGATAGGGCAACCGTCAATCTCGGTCACTCTTGTTTCAATGCCGATACCGCCCTCTGCAATCTGTGTAAGCTCAATCTTACGAGTGAACTCTGTTGACTGTTCAAGGCAGTCCATAATGTGAGATGTCACATAGGCAACAAGAGTGCCTTTTGCCTTGTATCTGCGGAGCTTGCCGGCAGAAAGAATTGTTTTGAGCTTTGAGTAAGCGTTTGCTTTTGTCCAGTCGGTTGACTTGGTAGCCGAATGATAACCGTCTGTTGCCTGAGCCTTTGTTGCAACCTTTGAGAAGAAAAGTGCGTCCGTTTCGGGAGCAACCTGTGTCTGCTCAAACACCTTTGAAATATTCTCAACCTTTGCGGTTGCGTTAGTTTCGTCAACATCTGCCTTGTCAACGAGAAACTCAATATCACGGTCGTGTTCGCAGGTGAACGGAACATCGGTCTGAACATACTTGCCTTTGTTCCAACCGCCGTTGCGATTGTGGTTCTTAAAGCCTGATGTGCTCATCTGTGTGAAGTGGAATGTTCTTGCACCAACCCACTTTACATTTGAAGTGATGAACGGTGATGTAAGTGTACCCTGAACAAGAATTTCGAGCAGGTCAGGGCTGAACTGCTCAGCATAGTTATTTGTGTTTGCCATAATTTTTCAATCCTTTCTTTAGTTAAATATTAAATCTGTTCCATTTTTTGGTAGGAACATTAACCTTTGGTTTTGTGCCGTCCGCTGTACCGTTGCCGTCACCGCCGATTTTCTTAACTCCTGTGCCGTTCTCGGCAGGTTTGCCCTTGAGTGCGGGGATATCGTCAAGCACCTTTTTAACCGCCTCGGTGAGCTTTTCGGCATTGACCTTGCCGTCTGTCACAGCCTTTGAAAAGTCTGCAATTTTAAGCACATACGGAACGGTTGCAATGTCAACGCCCTGTTTTACGGCTTCGAGGGTTGCCGACTGATTGACTTCTGCCATGAGCTTTGCGTTGTTTGCAGATTCAACTTCCGACTGCATTTTTGCAAAGTCGGGGGTGTTCTTGGCTTTCTGCTTTTTAAAAGCACCGATAGCCTCTTTCATCTCATCGGCTGACAATCCCTGCTCCTTAAAATATGACTTCAAAACGGTGTCCTCTGTCACGCTCTGTTTGCCTGTAATAAGGCTTGCGAGCTTGTCGTAATCAAAGGCAGGAGCGTTTCCCTGTGGAGTTCCCTGCGGTGCAGGTGTCGGTTCATTTGGGGTTGGTGTTGGATTTGGTTCTGCCATTTTTTCATATCCTTTCAGTTTTTCGGGTGTCTCCCGTAATCAGTTTATAGAGTGTCTCTCTGTTTCAGTTTTGCACGGTGTCTCCCGTAGTTTAATGTCTTCGGACAATAAAAAAGCACCTTACATATTCGTAAAGTGCTTAATCCGCTTTTTCTGTTTTTTCTGTTTTGGCTCTCGGCTTTTTGGGAGCGTCAGGCTTGACCTCTTCTGCAAAACCGCCGTCAATGAGTTCCTTTGCTCTCTGCTCGGAACATTCAAAAACTTCATTCACAGGTCGGGTTACATAACCGTTCTGCCTGTCGTTAAATGCTG